CATAACATTAAAAGGAGGTACTGTGCTACGTAGAGCCCCATTAGCTCCATCTAATCAGGGACAAGCTATACGTGGACAACACCCTACCTTTTGTATTGTAGATGAAAGTCCACTTATTGATGATAAATTGTTTATTGACAACGTAGAACCAGCTATTGTATCAAATAAAGCACCATTTATTAATCTTGGTACCCCAAAATCTAAAGATAATCACATGTGGCGCTATCTTTATGATGATAGGTATAAAGATACTTTTGAACGAATGGTATTTACATGGAGAGATGCTGTTAATCCCGGTAGAGCATACTCTGCACCATATACAGATGATGATATGGCTGAAAAAATGCGAGAATGGGGTGAAGATTCAATTTATTGGAAAACTGAGTATGAATGTCAGTTTGTTGAGTCTGTAGCTAACATTTTTAATCCAGAACTAGTAAAAAACTGTTTATCTACCAGTTTATCTTTCCAAGAACCCGGAAACTACCCAAATTGTGTCGTAGGAGTAGATATTGGTAAATCTGTTAATAGTACAGTGATAAGTGTATGGTCTACCGCTAAGACTAGTACTGAAAATGTAGCAACACTTATTTATTTAGAAGAAATAGGTCCAAAAACAGGCGGACATGATATTCCATACCAAAGAAAAAGGATTATGGCTATATCTAAAGAATATGGTGCTGATAAACTGATAATTGACGCAACAGGTATGGGTGGCGCAATAGAACAAGACTTGAGAGTAGAATGTGTAGAAGCACAAATACAATTTATACCTTTCGTTTTTACTGGAGGTCCAAAAGGTTCTAAAACACAAATATACCGTGATTATGTATCATATATACAACAAAAACTTGTAAAAGTACCACATCCAGACAATTTGGAGCCTCAACATGCTAAATTAGTTAATAAATGGTTAAGAGAACATATAGATTTAGAATATACAATGGATGCTGCTAACAAAACTGAGAAGATTGCAGCACCTAGTGGTAAACATGATGATTACTGCGACAGTAGTGCTATAGCATTACATGCATCTTTACAGATGTTACCAGCTTCTTCTACGTTTGCAAGTGTTTCTCTTAAACAAACAGGTACAAGTAGGCGCACTAACACGCGTAGACCTGTTTTTAGGACCTCTAGACGCTCACAATCCTTAAATAAGGGTGGTTTGAGAGGTATATAAGTAGATTTCGGCGAAAGCTTTATATACTATATCCGACTATATAGTTCTGATAGCCATGGCTCTTAGCGATTATTGGCCTTTTAATAGGCGCAGTTTTGCAACTGTTGGGGAAAATCCCCCTTACACGAAAGATTCACCACGTAGTTACGGTTCTGGAGTTATAAAAAGAATAAAACTACAACGAGATGGTGGTGTTTTTGGACGTGGACAAGCTAACAAAGAGCCTCAAATAGGTGATTATAAGACTTATATGAATGTTTATTTAACAGACCCAATAGTCAGAACACTTATTGACCTTCCTTGTATGTATGCAGCTAAAGATGGTTTTGATATAGTTACAGACAGCGATGAAGATAGAGAAAATATAAAAGCATTGTTCGATGAAATAAATATGGAACAATTATTATATACATGGCTAAGAAATGGAAGAATATTTGGAACTTCTTATATGGAATGGACTGGTGACAACCTTGTTATAAGGTCCTCTCAGAACATGTACATACAAAGAGATTCAAATGGACAAGTAATGTATTATTATCAAGATATAGGAGATGAAAAAGACTCCGTACGTTTTGAAGAGAATGAATTAGTATGTTATCGTAATAATCCTTTTGATGACTATGCATATGGTTTGAGTGATATACACCCTATACTATATTTAGTAGATTTAAAAGATTATGCAGAAAGGGATATAGGAGCTGCCTTAAACAAATATGCTACAAGTAGATTTGATATAAGTGCAGGTTTACCAGATATGCCTTATGGACCAGATAAAATCAATGAAATAGTTGATGCTTTCAACGGACTAGAACCCGGAGAAGATATTATCCACGGTAACGATATAACAGTTAAAGAACTACAAGGAACACAAAGAGCCTTCGAATATGGAAAGTATACAGACGATATACTCAAAAAAATACACGTGGCTTTGAAAGTTCCTATTACTATGTTTGACAACCCAGAACAAGCACGAGCAATATTTGAACCTTACGTAAGACATTTACAATCTGCGGTAGAAGCTGCTATAAACGCGCAGTTGATGCCACAATTATTAGGTGGAGATGCTCGATTCAAATTCAGACAAGTTAATGTAGATGACGCATTTGTCAAAGCAAAGACTGATATGATATACTTGTCCGAAGGTGTACTATCACCCGGAGAAGTTAGAACAGAAAGAGGATTGAATCCAGAAGGAGCAGTAGAAATGCAAGAAACAGCAGAAAATGCTAATATATCTGGAGGAAGAGACCAAGATAAAATAGAAGAGTCCGCAAGGACAGAAAACCGCGCTGGTAATCAACCAGCTGCAAATCCAACGGGGGATAGAGAATAATGAGCACAGAATACGACTACGAGCGTTGTATAATAGAAGTAGGACCAACTCTTAAGAAAAGAGGAGTTGAGGACTATCAAGAGATTGCGGCTAATATGTGCCGCATGAGGGTAGATGAGGGAACTCCTAGAGAGTTCGCTACAACTGCCGGGGGCGGAGAGGAAAACCAACGCAGTTTTGCTGCAAGTTTGGAAGACCCTGTCCATACGGATGATAATATAGAGTTTCCAGTAATCGCTATAACGTCAGGCCCCCACGACGAAGATGGCGACCAAAAGGTCTTTATTGAACCATCCGTATTAGAAAAAAGTGTTGAGACTTTCACTGAATTGCCAGTTTACTTTAATCATCAACGAACCGAGGACGACCTCCTCGGAAAGGCTATCAACCCAGAAATCGTAGAGCTTGAGGATGGTAAAAAGGCAATTAAGATGCTTGCACAACTTTATAGAGGTGCTGCTGAAAGTAATGGAGTGTTAGAAAAGATTGAAAAAGGAGATATGACGCATGTCTCTATCGATTGGTTTTCTAAAGATGTAGATGTCCTAGGAGAACCGTTTGCAATGGACATTCGTCCTATCGAGGTGAGTTTTATTGATAATGAGACTCGCACCCCCGTCTGTGACGCATGTACGATTGAAAAGGATTGTAATGATAATGACCACCGTGAATTCGGTGAAGAACATGAGGATTGTGGTGGCTCTTGTAGCAGCGACAATGATTCATGTGCCTGTGACACACACGGGCGAAACAGCGAGGTACAAAACATGGCTGAAGAACAAGTAAAAGAAGTTGTCTCAGAAGCAGTTGGAATCACCGAGCGTGAATTCGCTTCGATGAAATCTCAACTAGAAGAGATGAAAGAAACTTATGCTGAGTTAAACACCAAGCACGAAGAGGCAATGGCTCTCGTATCAAAATTCCAAGAAGAAAAAGAGGCAAGAGAAGCAGCAGAAGCTGAAGCTCGTGTCAACTCTTTCGTTAGTAACATCCTAGAAAAGGAAGTTGCTCTTGGTAAACTCGATGACGATGGGAAGGATGCACGTGCAGAGGAACTCAAAGCATGGGACGATATAAAGCTAGAAGGATTTAGCATCGCTATGGAATCTATGCCTACTCCAGTAGAGGCCGAAAGGACCTTTGGAAAAGGCAAGTCTCCAGATGCTGAAGAGACCCCAGAAGTAGAAGCTGACGAAACCCCACGCATGTTTGCGATGGAAAACGGCAGAATTGTATTCAAGAGGGAAGAAAACTAAGGTGAATAAATATGGCAATAGTAAAAACAGTATTAGTAAATGATGGTGGAGCTCCGTCTCGAATCATCAATATAACAGCTGGTGAAGCTCTAGAAGCTGGTGAAGCATTGAAAGTTCACACCGATGGTACAGCAAAGTTGGCAACGTCCAACCAAGCACCTGTATTAGGTTTTGCATTAACCGATACCGCAAACGGAGATATCGCATCTGTCGTTATTGGTAGAGGAATTATAATAAACGCTATAACAGATGCAGTTACCGCTGGTGACTTACTTTCAGTAGATTCCGCTAAACCCGGTTTCCTAGAAACTAAAACAGCTTACGCAGATGGCACAGAAGAAGATGTGGTTATAGCAATCGCATTGGAAACAAACGCAACAACAGACTCTATGACAAAGGTCATGGTGCTCTAAGGAGATAAGATAATATGGTAGCAGCAGGAACAAATCCCGGTATAGCAGACAGCTCATTGAGCTCAACTGCTAACAGGGTTTTAGTAGACTACAAAGACGCAATTCAGGATTACAAAGTCACTGAAATGCCTGTAGTTAATATGTTTGCAGAGCGATTTACCACAGACACTGGTGGAGATGTAGATATTACATTTGCAAAACCATCCATGGGTCTTGAACAAATTGAAGAAGGAGCTACTCCAGCTTTCCAACACACTGACTTGAGAAACGAACGTGTATCAGTCAAAGAGTACGGAATTGCAGTTGGTGTAACCCGAAGAATGATTGAAGATTCAAGATTCTCTGAAATGGAACTCGCTTTGAACGAAGCCCGAAGAGCTGTCACAAGACACATTACAAAACACTTCATTTATGCAGTGTTTGGTCTAGCTGACACAACTTTCGGAACAACCGCAGTCGCAGCAGGAACCAATGAAACGGACATTGAAACATTCGCAACTTACCCATACGGTGGTTTCTTTGGAGCAAGTCCTTCATCTGGTAACAGATTGAACGAATACGGTGGATACTCACTCAGTGACTTAAACTCACTAGGTACCCACTACTTCGCATCTACTGACTCAAGCGGTTCAGAATCATCTACTGGTGGTAACTTAGAGTTAACCGATGTAACCAAAGCTATTGAGTTAATGAGTTCAAAAGGTCAAAACCCAGATACTATCTTGGTTTCACCAACTCACTACAAAACTCTATTAGAATTGGCTGACTTCACAGCACCTTTCGGAAGCACAAATTCCGCAAAGGGTGGTATTGATTACGTAAACGATGTATCTAACGACGGTGTTGTTGGACAATTGTACGGACTTAACGTTGTTGTTAACTCCTACGTACCAAAGACCAGAGCTGGTATCTTTGACATGAGCGTCAAACCTGTCGCTTACGTCGAGAGAAGAGGTCTAACTGTAGAAGAAGCAAACCCCGGATTCGGAATTATGGGTTCATACATGTCTATGAGATATGGATTGAAAGTCATAAGGCCAGAAGCTGGTTGTATTGTAATTTCTGATTAGATAAGCAAACTTAGGATAATGGTATGGGTGGCACCATAGTAACAAGCCACCCAATTTGAGGATAAGCCATGAAAGTATTCAAACCAAACAAAATAGTTAAAAAAACTCAACAAGACTACGGACTACATAAATCCACAACCGCTAAACAGCGAATGATGGTTATAGACGATAGGCTACCCTCTAAACAATACATCAAAGCAAGAATAGAAGATAATGTAAAAGACGATACTTTTGGAGCCGCATGGGACGGAGATACCACGTCAGCACCTTCTAGAAATGCAGTTTATGATTATATAGGTTCTCTCGCATCTACCTCTGATGTATGGGGAGTAGAGAGTTCCGCAGCTTCAGCAAAAACTAGGTCACGTAAATCAGGAAACGTTGGTATAGGTGACGCAAGTAACATGGCCTTTACTGATGTTACACACAAATTAACAGTTGATGGAGACCTAAGAATAGGAGCAGGTATATCAACAAGCGCAGACCCAGCTAACACTAATAAAGATATATATCTAGACGATGGGGCTATATTGTACAAATATGGCTCTAGTGGTAGCACGGCTATGCTTACGCTAAATAGCTCTACAGGGCATTTGGTGGGTCAAAATTTAGCTATTGGCTCAACAGCGCCTGATGTGCCTTTAGAGATTAATATAGCCGAGAGTGACGCATTAACAACGGCTGATGGTACTGGTTTATTCCAGATTGGTAACGATAGTGGAGCCAATATAGGTATGAACTCCACAAAGATACAAGCTAGGTCTGGTGGTAGTGCATCTAAATTAAACTTAAACGTAGGAGGTGGTGACATTGATATGGGTACTAGCTCTAGTACAATCACCTCTAAAGGTAACTTAGCAGTAGAGGGTAACTTAACAGTTACTGGTACTGCAACTTCGATTTCTACAGAGACTGTTACAGTCTTTGATAATTTTATAGAATTAAATTCTAATTACACAGGTACATCACCAACCGAAAGTGCAGGTATAGAAGTAAACCGTGGTGGTAGTACTGCAATAAACCCTATACTAAGATGGAATGAAACTGATGATAAATGGCAATTGTCTGAAGCAGTAACAGGCAGCGCCAGTTATAAAGATATAATACACACAGGACAAACAGGTTCTGTTTCAAACACAATGCTAGGAGGTAGTATAGCTAATAGTAAACTAGCTAATAGTGCTACTACTATTGGAACTACAGCTATAAGTTTGGGAGCATCATCTACTACGCTTGCTGGGCTAACAGCAGTAACCGTTGCTGGTACATCTGGTGATAGTGGAACTACAGCATTGAATATTACAGGTGGTAATTCTTCTGCCAGTAACCCCGCAGTTAATATTACAGGACATTTAGTAGCATCTACTAAGTCTTTTAACATACCACACCCTATACATGATGATAAACGTTTAGTTTACGGATGTCTAGAAGGACCAGAACATGGAGCATACTTTAGAGGTACAGCTAAATTCGATTTGGCAATGGACCGTATGCCTGTTGAGTTACCTGAATATTGGTTTAAACTAGTAGGAGATGATTATACTATTAGTATTACTCCACACGGACCTTATCATGTTTGGGTAGATGAAAAACTCGAAGATGGTTTCTTCGTCGAGTCTTCTTCTGAAACAGACGTAGAGTTCGATTGGGTCGTTATAGGTGGTAGAAAAGATGCAAAAATACCGGAGGTAGAGCCACAGGCTCCATAAATACATGGCACAAGAACGTATTATTATAAAAGGCAATAAAGGAAGTATATTCTTTGAAAAAGATGCAGCTGACGATGGCACGTATGAGGTTTCTAAAGAATTAAAACTGTCAAGTGACAATTCTACGTTAGAGTTTGAAGGTACAGATATAGTTGGTGACAAAGGTCAAAAAGGAGACACTACTTTCGTAGGTGGTGCTTCTGGAGAAAAAGGTATCAAAGGTACTACAGGTCCAAAAGGTGACAAAGGCCAAAAAGGTGTAGGTGGAGATGACCACGTAGGTGACCAAGGTGCAAAAGGTACTAAAGGTGCAAAAGGAGATAAAGCTACTAAAGGTGACAAAGGAGAAGTAGGTCCAACAGGTGTTGGTGATAAGGGAGACACTGGAGAACAAGGACCCGGAAATAAAGGACAAAAAGGAGCATTAGGTGCAACTGGTGCAAATGATAAAGGACAAAAAGGGGAAGTAGGACCTCAACACGCTACTAAAGGTGCACAAGGTGACCAAGGTGCACAAGGACCAGAAAATAAAGGACAGAAAGGTGCAGATGGACCAACAGGTACGAACGCTGGTGGTGCAACAGGAGATACTGGCCCACAACATGCTGATAAAGGCGCTAAAGGTGCTACAGGTCCACAAGGTCCAGAAAATAAAGGACAAAAGGGTGCAGAAGGACCTACAGGTACGAATGCTCAAGGTGCAACAGGAGATACTGGCCCACAACACGCTACTAAAGGTGCACAAGGTGCTACAGGTGCTCAAGGACCTGAAAATAAAGGACAGAAAGGTTCAGATGGACCTACCGGTGCAAACGACAAAGGACAAAAGGGAGAAGTAGGACCACAACACGCCACTAAAGGTGCTCAAGGTGATACTGGTGTTCAAGGACCAGAAAATAAAGGACAGAAAGGTGGAGATGGACCTACTGGTGCAAATGACAAAGGACAAAAGGGAGAAGTAGGACCACAACACGCTACTAAAGGTGCTCAAG